AGGCGTAACGTGCTTATGAAGAAGGGTGCGTTTAACTTTTATATCACTACGGACTTAGCGACCAGCGAGAAAGAGCATGCTGACTTCAGTGTAATCAATGTATGGGCCCTCAATAACAATGCAGATTGGTTATGGGTAGACGGCTTTTGTAAGCGAGCATTGATGTCAGAATCGATTGAAGCGCTGTTCAATCTTGTTCAGGAGTATAGTCCGCAGGAAGTGGGTATTGAGACGACAGGACAGCAGGGTGGTTTCATCAGCTGGATCCAGAACGAGATGATGCATAAGAATATTTACTTCACATTATCGACTGGTAAGAATAGTAAATCGTTAGGTATTAGGCCAACTAAGGATAAGATGAGCCGGTTCCAACAGAACGCTGTACCGTTATTTAAAGCTAAGAAGATATGGTTCCCGGAGGAGCTTAGAGAGAGCCCGGAACTTCAAGAGTTGATTTCGGAGCTATCTTTAGCTACGATAAAGGGGTTCAAGAGTAAGCACGATGATCAGCTAGATACTATTTCGATGTTAGCTGAGCTTAATGCATGGAAACCTAGTGAGGTCTACTACGAGGAAGAAGAAGAGTCTACCGGCCGTGATTCGCGCATGTGGGCTGATGATGATAAACCTGGGGCAGGCGACAGCTCATATTTTGTATAGGTAAGGTAGTGACATGAGAGTTTCTGAATATATTGATTATTTGGCCACAGGTGAATGCAGTAAGCTCGCAATAAGTGATGTTGGGGATATGAGTCTAAACCCAGCTGCAGCACCTAATACAGTGCAGCTGGCTAACCAAGCAAAGTTTGTTAATTATGTTAACCTAGCTAATTTAGCGTTACATAAACGATTTAACTTACTGCAAAAAGAATTAGAGTTAGATAATCCTATTAACGGAGAAGAGTACCGGTTACCTACTGATTGGCTAGCTCCTTTAGAAGCTTACTATAGCGTAGACTTTGATCCGGTATCTATTAAAGATAAATCAGTTAAGATCGTATCGGCTGTAGACACAGCGGTGTCTATCCTCATCCCTGAGCCATTTATGGCAGTTATTAAGGGAACTGATGTCGAAGCCCGGGCCCAAATTATTATGAAGTACGCTGCAGCTCCTGTGAAAGCT